TGTATCACAATTACAATCAGTAGATGGTAAAGGTTTATATTATTCTCCATCTCGTAAAGTATCACTTACTTCAGAAGGTGATTATGTTGATGCCCATCAAATAACAGAAACTGATATGGTTGATGTAAGACATACTTTTGAGGGTTATTTTCAATATATTGATGATTTCATTGATGATATGAAAAAAGTATTCCCAACATTACAAGACGATTGGGGAATATATATTCCTGAGGTAAAATATTTATCACCTGAACCACTTGTTGATTATACTAATTTAGCTTTAACTAAATTCCCTAATGTACATTTTGTAGGAGATGCTTTAAGCGCTAGAGGTATAACAGTTAGTGGTGCTCAAGGTATTTATGTTGCAGAAGATATTTTGAAATCTAAATAATTTTTTGTATATTTATGTTGAAGGGTGAAAGAAAATTTACACGTGTTTACGAAGATGAACATGAGAAAATAACATGGACTTATGACCTAGATTACTCTAATCATGGACCAGTATCAGTAGAAATAAAATCAAAAACAGAAATAAGTAAAACAAATGGAAAAAAAGTTAAAAACACCAGATGGTCAGATAATGTATCTCTCGAAAACGAAAAAATTAAAAGAGGGCGCCCAAGACAAAAATAACCCTGAATCATATCAAGAATCTTGGGTATTACATAATATAGATGGTCCTGCTTTGATTAAACCTACTGGAGAAAAAGAATATTATTTCTGGGGAATATATCAAGGTAATACACCTGAAGTAATTAAAGAATTAAAACGTAACCACACAGGATTACCACCAGCAAAAAACCCATTATTTAAAAATAGTTTTAGATAATATGAAGATAGGATTAGTAGGTACTGTAAGTGTAGGTAAAACTACATTAGTTAATGCTTTAAAAGAATTACCACAATTTAAAGATTATTATTTTGCTACTGAACGTAGCAAATATTTAAGAGATTTAGGTATTCCTTTAAATACTGATTCAACATTAAAAGGTCAAACTGTATTTTTAGCTGAAAGAGTAAGTGAGTTAATGAGAGAAAACTTAATAACTGATAGAACAGTTATTGATGTTATGGCATTTACTAATTGTGCTAAATCAATACATCAAGCTGATAAAACTTCATTTGAAGAATATGCTCGTAATTTTATTAATGATTATGATTATATTTTTTATGTGTCTCCTGATGGAGTTGAAATTGAAGATAATGGAGTTCGTGAAACTAATTCTGAATATAGAGATTTAATTGATTTTACTATTAAGGGTATCCTTATGACTTATTCACATAGAATCAAAAAATTTCATAAAATATCAGGTACAACTGAGGAACGTATAAAACAAATACTAGAGGTTATTTCTATTTAATATTTATAGTAAATTAATTTTTACATATAAAACATGAAAGTAAATCAATTAAAAGAAAATATCCGTAATATTGTACGTAAAAAAATGGAGGAAGCTAATGCTTTAGTAACTACAAAAACAGGTACTAAACCAGTAGACTACAAAAACCCAACAGAATTAGCTAAATTAAAATCGGATCCTAATGTATCTTCAATAGAAACAACATCAGGGCAAAAATTAAAAGAAGCAGACAAAGTATCTGATAAAGATATTACTTCAGGTTTTATGCCTACAACAAATTTGTCAAAAATGACTAGAGAAGAAATGTTAGCTATTCTTAAATTAGATAAAAACACTCCAGAAAGTGAAATATCAGATGAAGATTTACGTGTAGGTATTAAATTATATGGAGATGCTTATAGTAAATTAAATGAAAAAATGTACTCAGATGATGATGATAATGTTATTATCGAAGATGTAGAAGACATTGATTCATCTGGTGATGGAATGGCTAAATATTATGATGAAATCTATGAAATAAATGCTAATGTAGCACCTGGATCTAGATATCAAATAGAAGTAGTAAATGATAATAATTTTATTATTTTAACACAAGATAATGGTCAAGAAATAGTAGTTCATCCTGATGATGTTCAACAGTTAGTAGATGTTATTTTAGAAAAATATAATGAAGGTAACTAAACAAGACATATTTTTTGGATTATTAATTTTACTTCTTTTATGGAATATATTTTCTGTAAATACTGTTAAAACTGATATTGGAAAATATCAGACAGAAATACAATCCTTACAAAAAGGTATAGATTCTGCTAAACTAGTAAATAATAGGATTGATACTAAAATTGATTCCGTAAACACTAAAGTATCTGTAATTACAAATGAAATAGTACAGATAGATAATAATATTTCAATCATAAAGAAAAAAACTAATGAGAAAGTTAATAACATTGATAATCTTTCTAATGTGGAGCTTGAGCAGTTTTTCACAAACAGATACAACCAGTACAACACTTCCAAATAAAATACTTAGAGAAGTAGCGAAAGATTTAATTCGTTACGATGGATGTAAAGAGGAGTTACTTTTAACAAAAGAAAAGCTTCAAAAAGTTGAAGAAAGAGAACAACAAAAAGATGTTATTATAGATCTTTTTAGAAGTAAAGATGAAAATAACCAATACATCATCAACCAGCAAGGACTTCAAATCAATCAGTACGAAAAACTAACTGATGATTTGACAAAAGAGATAAAACAAGAGAGGAAAAAAACTCTAATGTGGAAGATAGCCTCAGGAGCTGCAGTTCTTACAGGAGGATTTATATTATTAAAATAAAATAATATTACAATTTAACATAAAGGTCTGACAATGTCAGGCCTTCTTGTATATTTATATATAAATGATTATATGAGTGAACAAAATCAAAATATAAAAGATATAATTAAACAGGAATACATTAAATGTATGACTGACCCTGCCCACTTCATGAAGAAGTATTGTATGATTCAACATCCTACAAGAGGTAGAATTCCATTTCATTTATATCCATTCCAAGAAGGTGTACTTCATCAATTTCAAAAAAATAATTATAATATTGTTTTAAAATCAAGGCAGTTAGGTATTTCTACTTTAGTAGCAGGGTTTTCTTTATGGATGATGTTATTTCATAAAGATAAAAATATATTATGTATTGCTACAAAGCAAGAAACAGCTAAAAATATGGTAACTAAAGTACGATTTATGTACGATAATTTACCATCTTGGTTAAAAGGAACCGAAAAACCCTTGGAGAACAACAAACTCTTACTTAAATTACCGAATGGTTCTCAGGTTAAAGCAGTATCAGCAGCAGGGGATGCGGGTCGTTCAGAAGCTGTTTCTTTACTTATAATCGATGAGGCCGCGTTCATTGATAATATACATGAAATATTTGCTTCTGCTCAACAAACATTAGCAACGGGTGGAGGTTGTATTGCTTTATCTACACCTAATGGTACTGGAAATTGGTTTCATCAAACATGGCAAAAAGCAGAAACAGGAAATAATTCATTTGTTCCTATTAGATTAAAATGGAATGTACATCCTGAAAGAGATCAAAAATGGAGAGATTTACAGGATGCTGATTTAGGACTTCGAATGGCTGCTCAAGAATGTGATTGTGATTTCAGTACATCTGGAGATACAGTATTTGAACCTGAATTAATTGATTGGTTTGAAGCAAATTTAATGGAACCAATTGAAAAACAAGGAGCAGATGGGAATTTATGGATATGGGAACAACCAGACTATAACAGAAGTTATTTAGTAACAGCGGACGTTGCTAGAGGAGATGGAAAAGACTATTCAGCTTGTCATGTTTTTGATTTAGAAACAGCAACACAAGTAGCAGAATATAGAGGACAAATAGGTACGCGTGATTATGGGCATATGTTAGTAGGATTAGCATCACGATATAATGATGCTTTATTAGCGATTGAAAATGCAAATGTAGGTTGGGATACAGTACAAACTGCTATAGATAGAGGATATAGAAATTTATACTATTCTCCAAAAACAGAAGCATATACATCAGATCAATGGGCACGACGTAATGAAAACCAAGATAGTTTAGTAGCTGGTTTTACAACATCTGTAAAAACACGTCCTCTAATGATTGAAAAATTTAGAGAATATAGTAAAGAAAAAGTATGTGTTATTCGTTCTAAACGTTTACTGGAAGAAATGAAAGTATTTATATGGAAGAATAGTAAAGCACAAGCTCAAGAAGGATATAATGATGATTTAGTAATGTCATTTAGTATGGGTCTTTATTTAAGAGACACTGCTTTAAGATTTAGAAAATCAAATATAGAATTTGACAGAGCAGCATTAGGTTCTATTTCTGTAGATAGAGGAATGATGAACCCATATAATGCTAGAGGATATAATAATAACAACCCATATAGAATTCAAACAGAACAAGGAGGTTACGAAGACATTAGTTGGCTGCTTGGATAAATATTTATACACATGATAGACACATCTTTATTTGGTAGATTAAAACGATTATTTTCAAACGACGTTATTATTAGAAACGTTGGAGGAAATCAAATTAAAGTAATAGATAGCGACCATATACAAACCTCAGGAGTAGTACAAACAAACATGTATCCTGAAAGATACCAGCGTATCTATACAGGAGGTTTAGGTACATATGTTGGTAACGCACCCTATTCTAACTTTACAATATTAAGGCCTCAATTATACAATGATTATGAGGTAATGGATGGAGATCCTATTGTAGCTTCAGTACTAGATATTGTAGCTGATGAATCAACACTTAAAAACGGTGCAGGAGAAGTATTATCTATTAAATCACCTGACGAAAATATTCAAAGAATATTATATAATTTATTTTATGATGTTTTAAATATCGAATTTAATCTTTGGGGTTGGGTTCGTTCAATGTGTAAGTATGGGGATTTTTATTTACATTTACATATTGCTGAAAAATATGGTGTTTATCAAGTAGTTCCTCTTAATGTTTATAATGTTATTAGAGAAGAAGGATTAGATCCTAAAAATCCATCTTATGTTCAATTTAGAGTTGAACCAAATGGTGCTTATACAGGTATATTAGGTCCAACTGATAAAAATGATATGGTATTCCAAAATTATGAAGTAGCTAACTTTAGATTATTAGGAGACTACAACTTCTTACCATACGGAAGATCATATATTGAACCAGCTCGTAAAATATTTAAACAATTAGCATTAATGGAAGATGCTATGTTAATTCACCGTATTTTAAGAGCACCACAACGTAGAGTTTATTATGTAGATACTGGAAATATTCCACCAAATGAAATTCCTGCCTTTATGGAAAAATTAAAAGGACAAACACAACGTGCTCCTTTTGTTGATCCTAAAACAGGTGAATATAATCTTCGTTATAATATGATGACTGTAAATGAAGATTTTTATATACCTACAAAAGGTGGAAATACATCAACTAAAATAGATACATTACCTGGACTTGAATACAACGCTATTGAAGACGTAGTTTATTTAAGAGATAAAATGTTAGCTGCTATGAAAGTGCCAAAAGCTTTCTTAGGATATGAAGCTGACGTTGAAGGTAAATCTACATTAGCACAACAAGATATTCGTTTTGCTCGTACAATTGAGCGTATTCAACGTATTGTAGTATCAGAATTAACTAAAATAGCATTAATACATTTATATTCTCAAGGATATACTGATGAAAATTTAACTAATTTTGAACTTGAATTAACTACTCCATCTATTGTTTATGACCAGGAAAGAGTAGCACTAATGAAAGAAAAAGTAGATTTAGCTAGACAAATACAAGAAACAAGTTTATTCCCTACTGATTTTATATATGATTATTTATTCCATATGAGTGAGGATAAATATGATGATATGAGAGATTTAATTATAGAAGATAAAAAACGTATATTTAGATTATCACAAATAGAAAATGAAGGAAATGATCCTGTACAAAGTGGTCAATCATATGGTACACCTCATGATTTAGCATCAATGTATGGTAAAGGTAGAATGGATGTAGGAGTACCACCAGAATATGATGAAACTAACCCAGTAGGAAGACCACAAGAAAAAACATCAGTTTATAATACTCAAAAACGAGTATTAGGTAAAGATCCATTAGGGAAAGGAGTAGATATATCTCCAGATAAAGGAAAAGCACCTGAACCTAAAGGAGGATCTCCATTAGCTTTAGAAGGAACTAAATCTATATACTTACAAAATAAAAAAATGTTAAATGAAATGTTAACTAAATCTAATATATTTAGTAAAGAAAATATAGAATCTTCATTATTAGATGAATCGAATATTAAAGATATATAAAAAACCACATATTTATAATTAGTAAATTAACATCGTGAAGCCAAAACATAATAAATATAAAAATACTGGTATATTATTTGAGTTGTTAACTAGACAAATAACTTCGGATATTATATCTAATAAAGAATCGGCCGCTGTAAATATTATTAAAAAATATTTTTCTAAAGGTGAGTTAGTTAAAGAATATAAAATATATCAAGCTTTAACTAAAGCAACATCTTTAAATGAAGTAAAGGCGGAAAGTATAATTTCTTCTACTATTAAATTATCTGAGCGTTTAAATCGTACTTCTCTTCGTAAAGAAAAATATAATTTGATTAAAGAAATCAAACAACATTATGATTTAGAAGAATTTTTTAAAGCTAAAATTCATAATTATAAAGCATATGCTGCTATATATAATTTATTAGAAGCACAAAATAGTTTAGAATTTATAGATCCTTCATTTGTTATTACTAATAAAGTAACTTTACTTGAATTTTTAACTAAACAAGATGTAGATAAAAATAAAGTTGAAGATCAAGTAATGAAAGAATATGCTTCTCAAGATAAAGCAACTAGAGCTTTAATATCTAAGATGTTAATTGAGAAATTTAATGAAAAATATGCTAATTTACTTCCTGAACAACGTAATGTTTTAAAAACATATATTAATAATATAACTAATACTGTATCATTACGTGAGTTTATTAATAAAGAATTAGATAATATTAAAAATTCGTTAATAGCTCTTCAACCTTTAGTGCAAG